GCGTCTTCCAGTCCAAGATTCCATCGGCTTCGCTCTGCGTGGCACCAGAGCTGAGCTCGAACTCCCGAAGGGCCCACGTGGACTTCTTACCGAACACGCCGTCGGCGCCTTTCGGCCCCAGGTCATAGCCAAGGCGGATGAGCGCACGCTGCACATCCCCAATGTCCAAGAACTGGTCTGGGAACGTTCGGTTGAACTTCGCGATGTCTTCCGCCATATCCGGCAAGTCGACACCGAACAGCCTCTCGATCACGGGCCGGATCTTGTTGTACCTGCCTGGGTAGATGCTGATACCGGGATCGAACACCAGATGCTTCAACACAGAGAGCAGCCAGGGGAACGCGAACCGTTCCACCTTGTCACCCATCTCGTTCACTGCCGCCTGCAGCGCCTCGCTGGCCTTCCTTGGGTTGTTGGCCGCAAAGCTCAGGTACGCAGCGTAGAAGGCCAGTGACTCCGGGGATGATACCTCACGGGCTTCACGGGTTAGATCTTTGGACAGCGCCCCAACCAAGAAGAACATCGCAACGCGCTTCGCCGTGAACTGAATCTGCGCCTCACGGGCCGCTGGGCTCTGCCAAACGTCGGCGGCAGCCGCTACCCACAGCTTTGCCGCGTACTTCTGCTCGTCGCTCCAGCCGCCCTTGCTCCCCGAAGCCCCAGCAAAGTACATGGACGCTTGCTGATCTACTGTGCTCACAGGCACACCATGACGCCCCTGAAAGTGCCCACTCGCCTTATCGAACCGGTACTCTCTGGTGGCGGCCACTGACTGAACATGCGCCAGCGCGGCATCATCCAGCAGCGCGTACATCTGGTCCACGAAGTACAGCGGAGACCGGTTGCACCACTGGATGACGCCCTGCGTGTCGATGCAGCTGTCGTACCTGTTGATGGCATCCAACGCGCCACCTTCAGTGGCCGTGATCACGGAGATCACCTGATGCTCGAGCGTGGGGTTCTTCGGGAGCTCGTACTTCAACACCCCCGGGTACCACGGACCCTCGAACGTGTTGTAGCTGCCCCAGCGGATGTCCTCGACCTTCGTAGGCATGATCATTCCGGCTCCTCTGGTGTGTTCACGTCCCGCGTATCGTCCTTCCTCAAGAACATCTCCGGCGGCACCTGCTTCAGTTCTTCTACCGCTTGCGACAAGTTCTGGTATACACGCTCAGTTCTGTCGAGCTCGTTGGGGCGTATCCGCGTGCTCTCCCCCTGTATCGCATCGATCTGAAGCTGCAGCGCCTCCTCGAATGTGAAGGCGTTGAAGGACTGAACCAACTTCTCACCCTCCAGCTGCGCGAACGCATCGTTGAGCGCCTGCCGCTGCTTCACATGCAGGCTCTGCAGCTGATGCTCGCTCGCGGTGTCCTGCCGGTCTGCCATGCAAGTATTCTACATGAGCGGGCATCAAAGTCACGAGAGGAGAATCTATGCCACCAGTTCTACGCCTTGGGACCACCAACGAGTGGGTCACCGTATGGACCACCTTCCTGTACTCTGCGGGTTTGTCCGACGGCATCTACAGCGGCTACACCACCTCCGTGAAGGAGAAGACCAAATCGTTCCAACGAAAGTACGGACTGATCGACGACGGTGACGTTGGAGAGCAAAGCTGGGGGATGGCAATGGCCCTCGGCCTTCGAATCGATGCGGACGCGCACGTAACGGAGTTTTCTCAAGTTCGACCTCCTGCTGGTCTCACGTACATCCGAAGTGATGACAGAGAGAAGTTCTTCGGAGTTCTTCGCTACACGGACGCGCCTACGAAGGGCAACATCGACGGCATCAAGATTACGAATGGGTGGGTCGCCAGCAATATCGCCACCGTATTCGTGCCACAGCTGAAGACATTAGCTGGGCTCGCCGTTGGATGCGGGTTCCCAACGAGCGGCAAGGTGCAGTGGCATGCCAACTACGTTGAAGATCTCCTAGGATTCTTCAGGGACGTGGAGCTGTACAACCTGCTAGGCCACATCATGACCTGGGGTGGGTCTTGGGCGCCACGTAAGGTCCGCGGTGGAACGGCCCTCAGCAACCACGCGTACGCCACCGCCTTCGACATCAACGTCGCCTGGAACGGCCTGGGCCGTAGACCTGCAGGCAGAGGGGAGAAAGGGTCGGTGGTAGAGCTGGTGGAGATGGCCGCCAAGAACCGCTTCTGGTGGGGCGGCTGGGGATGGCCCCCCAACAACCGCTTGGATGGCATGCACTTTGAGATCGGGAAGCACGACATCCTGCGATGAAATCAGCGGGCTCTCCACGGCATAACAGTTGTGGAGGGACCTATGCTGCAGCTCCTGAGCATGGCCGTCTTCGGGTGGACCGTGTGGCGCGACTACAAGCGCAACAACGAGCTCTACCCAGGCGGCCGGGGGTGATTCCCCTTTACTCACAGAAAGCTACGGGCCGCCGACGCTGAGGGATTGGGACGCCGGCGGCCCATAGGCAGCGTTCAGGGCTTCTGGTTCGAGGAGACCACGATCGTCTCCTTCGTCGATGCGCCGTCGCCCTTGTTACGACGCTTCATGTCCGCCTCCATTGTACGAGACTTGCGGTTCGCGTTCAAGTCCTCGTACTGCTTGATTCGGTCTTCCATTCTTCCCTCATCCTTCAGGTGTTACTGGTTGCTCTGGACAGACGCGACAGTTGTACCTGCCGTTCGGACGGCAGTCAACGAAGAAGTTCTTGCTGTTCATGAACAACCCCGTGCTAGAAAGGTTCCATGTCACCACTTGCCCAGTACATGTTCATGTTTTTGTTGAACCATACCGGACCAGGAAACTCCGTCTACTCGATGGAGCTCTTGCCCCTGTGCGGCTTCGACAAGAGCTCACCCGCGTGTGACATCACGCCTACTTGCATCGCAGATTCTCCGTTATGCGCACCACCTCGCTGGAGTGAATACAGGAGCGGATGGGTGCGCGTAGAAACAAGAGAGTCAGCAGCTCAACGGTACAAGGCAGCAGCAGAGTCCCTGGTTCGAACGGCCACGTATCTCACGCGCTGTACGGACGAAGACGGGTCTGTCATCGAGGACTGCACCCCCGTCCGGTGGCCAGAAGGTCCGCAAAGCGCCGCGTGCGCCATGCTCGCCAGCTCTATCTGGGAGAGCGGCTACCGCGAGGACATCATGATCGGAGCACCCCCTGCAGGGCGCGGGCCAGACGGTGAAGCCTGCGTGATGCAGGTGATGCCACAGCACATCGCTGCCAACGTCAGCTGGCTGTCTGAGGACCAACGCCTGTCAATGAGCACAGAGGACATCGCCAAGATGGTCCTGGGCAGCGACCGTGACAGCCTGAAGCGCTGCTACGAGGCAGGTGGGAGAATGCTCGCCAAGTTCCGCGCGCACGCGGGAGCTACCTGCAAGGGCACCACGTGGGCCTACTCCATGTACTCCGCTTACGGGACCGGAGGGCAGTGCTCCCCGTCCACCACCAGGGCAGCTTTGGAGAAGGAGAAGCTGGAGACCCAGGGACGGGTACAAATCCCCGTCGGTGACAAGGACGACCAGAAGCCAAAGACCGTGGACTGGGCGGCGCAGCGTGAGAAGACGTACAACACCTGCATGAACCGCTGGCCTGACGGGGAGAAACTACCGGACTGGGCGGAGGCCATCTGAACTGGGGCTAGAAGGAAAGCGGGGGCATGACCCCCGCGCATCCTCCAGCGGCTTCTTAGCTAGCCACAGTTCCTGCCCCCGGCTGTTTATGCAGCCGGATCGACTCTTCTTCGAACTCCTTATTGTTCTCAAAAACGGTGCGCACCACGTGCTGGAAGTACTTCCAGTCGTCGTCTCTGTTCCATGTGAACCTGCACCCATCGCCGTGGCAGCACCCCTCGTTCTCCGGAAAACTAGTTCCGAAGGCGGAAGACCCGCACCGCGGGCATACGAATCCCAAGCGTTCTGTTGTCTGCATCATCCCTCCTATCCCAGAGTCAGCTGGGCCTGGTGTATCTGGTAAGCGCGCTGCGAGTTCGCGACGTCGGCTTGGCAGCCAGTCCCGGAGACAGCCGGGCCTGGTGGTCGTAACTCATCAACAAAAGACTGAGGCAGCCCACGGGCCCGGTCGTGGGTTCCGCAAGCTGCCTCGGGCACTACAGGAGGTGTCACCCTCCCGCAGCGCATGGACCTATTGTAGCGGGTCCTCACTCCACGTAAGCGGCGTAGATGGGGTCGCCGTGCTGGTTCCAGCGGGCCTTGGCGTAGCGGACACACCGCATCATCCAACCGGGATTCTCCGGAACCTTGTGCTGGAGCAGGGCGTCGACCGCCTTGGTGAGCAAGGCGGACTGCTTCTGAGCAGCCAGCTTCAGGTCTGGCTGAACGTCGTGGCCGGCCCGCTCCAGCTCCTTGAGCTTGCCCGTGAGCGCCTTGAGCTCCTTCTTCTGCTCCTCCAGGTACTCCTCCAGCTTGACCTTCGTGACGAGCGCGGCCTCCCGGGCGGACAGCGACCGCTGCATCCCCTCGAACAGGGGGCACTCACCAAAGCGGCCATGAAGTCCGCCAAAGTTCAGGCTCGACACGTCCATCGCGGCCTCAGAGCCGATCTTCAGGAGCCGGTTCAGCGCCTTTGCCGCGACGTGCATGTTCTTGTCCTTCAGCGCCTTGAGGCAGAACTCCTGCGGAGCCTCGGCCAGTGCCGCGAGCTTCTGATCTCTGGTCATATCTTTCGTTGCCATCACATACCTCTCGCTCTGTAGTCGTTCAACACGGTCTGAATCAACGGCGTGAGCCACGCCGCGATGATATTCGGCGCGTCCTTGAGAATGACCTCTCGCAGCTTCTCGGACACGACTCCGTCGAACCCGCCGCTGCCATCAGGCCATAGGGTGTTGAGTTTCCACTCCTCGTCGAACAGCTTATTCATCTTTTCGATGACCATCTCGTTGCAAAACGCGGTCACCTGCTTGCTGAAGTCAGAAGGGATGAACACTGGGGTGTTGTAACTGTTCTCCACCCGCCTCGACTCGAAGTACCGCTTCAGCTCGTCCCTGATGAGCTTGTCCCACTCATCTTCGGTGATGACGTCCATCACCGCGGACCGGATCTTCTCGCGCACCCTGTCAGCAATGCCACTGGGTGCCATGATTTCTCCTGCCATGTTCCCTCACCACGAGTTGTAGAAGCGTAAGATCTTGATTGCCGGGTCGAGCTTGCGGAGATCGACCTGGAAGCCGTCGCTATACTCCGCAGACCACTTTTCCACGCCGGCGGCCAGCGTCTGAAAACCTTCCAGGTCGACCTGGACCCCCTCCGCGTTCGCCTCCTCGGGACACCCACCGAAGAAGTCCACTACCTCCGGCGGTGGCTTAACCCCAGCCTCCCTACATGCGAGGAGCGCCGTGAACATGAGGTGATACTTCTCGTCTGCCGGCTTGAACCCGACGACATGCGTGCTCATTCCCACTGTCTTCCTACTTTCTACGCCCGAAGGCGCGTTGGTGAGCGGGGACCCACAGAAGCTCTACCACGACACTCCCATGGGTATCCCCAGTGGACTCAGTCGGGTTCGAACCGACAACAGCTCGCTTATGAGGCGAGGGCTCTGACCGATTGAGCTATGAGTCCGAGCTGGCGAGAGGAATCGAACCCCCAACCGCCGATTTACAAAACCGGAGCTCTACCGATTGAGCTACACCAGCCGACACGTTGAACGGACAGGGATCGAACCTGCGACATGCGACTTGTAAGGACGCTGCTCTACCAACTGAGCTACCGTTCAAAGCGATGGGTGCTGCAAGTACTTCTACGGTTTCCCTCCGCCTTTGCAGCTTCTACCAAGAGACCCCGAGAACTGTGGGCGTGCAAGGGGGCGACTTCGTAACGGAACCCATCTCCCGTAAGTGAATAGTCCCAGCGGGTTTAATGATTCTGGTTCTTTCTCTATCCACTCGTCCGGATGGCTGGATTTGAACCAGCAACTTCCTGCACCCAAAGCAGGCGCTCTAGCCAGATTGAGCCACACCCGGAGAGAACTTCTAGCGCGGGGATGCTTCGGGAATCGAACCCGAGGACCAGTATTTCGGCGTCCCTATTTCCTGTTCCTGCGAAGGCAGGCGACGGCTCCTCCCACGTCATGGCGCATCCCAGATGCTGGGGCAGTTTCTCGACTTGCCCCAGGTCGCCTCGCATGACCGATGCTCCGACGGTGCGGTGCAGCGCGAGTCACCGAGATTTCTTCCCCTTGTCGGGGTTGCCTAGCGAGTCTCGTTGTTCCAGGCCGCTGTTTTCATCTCGCAGCGGCAGCCACGTTCAGTGTTGACGCACGACCAGGCGCCCCGAGCCTGCGCGTCTAGACTAGCCGATGAGGAGCCCAAGCGCTGAGCTCCAGGGGGCGACCGGGCAAGGTGCTCCGGTTGCTCTCCACCACTTCCCCGGTTACCCGGGAGAAGACTCTCGTCCATCTTCCTCCAAAGGCGCCTGAACGCCACTAGGAAGAGTAGCAGGACCGCCGTCAGTACAACCGCGAGGGCAAATGCCGTTTCCATCCAGTTCATCTCCGCAGCCTCCGCAGCAGCACGGGCACTGCCTCGTGTCGATGTCGTGAAAGTCCTCGCACAGCACGCAGTATACGGCTCTCATCCAACCCCTTCGTGCCGCTGTCCCATGGTCTTGACCACCATGTCGATCCAGTTCTGAACCGTGAACCCACTTGGGAGAGCTGTCACCGCATCGTCCTCGATGCAGATGTCCAGCTCCTCTTCCAAGAAGAGCGTGATGTCCATAAGATCGAGCTCGTCCAAGTTGTAGCTGTTGAACGTAGCGTCGTTCTTGACCTCGTTCTTCGGGACGCCGCAGAACTCCTGCAGCGCTTGATGAACCAGGGCCTCTACCTTCTTCTCCATCCTATTTCCTCACACGTCTACGCGCCTTTCGCCGCTCAGCTCCGTAGGGCTCCCCGTAAGTGATGCCGTTAACAATATAGCTCACGGTGCTCTTCGATACCCCGTACTTGATCATTAGGTCGGCGTAGCGCATCCCTCTGCGCCTGTCCCTTCTTAGGGAGTCCACCCGCGTATCAGACAGAGCTCTATTACTCCGCGCTGCTACCGATGCAGCCCGCAACCTATCCTCTGGTGCCTTGTCCATCATATTGTCCGACTGAGACCCAAGCAGCAGATTACCAGGACGGTTGTTGCGCTTGTCCCCGTCGATGTGACGAACCTGAATAAGGTCGTCTAACGCCCGCTCCCCATACCTCTGAAACGCCGCCAACTTATGCACACGCACCGGGCGGCTGTCACCGCCATACTTTACGGTGAAGTACAAGTACCCCGCTGTGCTAACCCTAAGCCTTCGCTTTCCACGAGGTCCAAATACTTCACCGTTTTCATCTACTACGTAGCCCTTCTCATGAGCGCAGCGTAGAGCCTCCTGATGTAACGTCATTACCCCTTCTGGTAGCTGTTAGTCTTTCACTATGAAAGTGCGGAACGAACCACGTGCAGGTCGCTACCTTGTCGTTCTTGGACCCGCGGGGAATCGAACCCCGGTCCGCAATGCTTCCGTCAAGCCTTCATTCACGTGCGTAGTCGGTGCGAGACGCCGACACCTTCCTGGGGGCTGTATCGGTTACCCAGGCTCCAAGCACCCTATCGTGTCCCCAGCTCGCCGGATGCGAGACGGCTGTATGGCCCGTGTGGGGTTGACACCGGTAATGAGCTACCCGGACTTCTCGCTCAGCCGATGGCTACTCACGCCGCAACGGGCAGAGCAGCAGTCGCGTTATCGTTCGCGGGTACTACGACTCGTTGAAGGGACGAGCGCCCTTGCACGCAGACTTTCCTTTCACACCACGTCGAAACCGGTCGGGCCCGGAATAGAAGACGGCTGGGAGCAAGCCCCCATTGAGCCCTCGGGCGCCGTCCAATAAAGCATGTGCCGCGTGAAGTAGCCGTGTCAAGAAGTTCTTATCAACCCGTTGACGATGGCCCTCTCCCGCGTGAGCTCCCGGCGCACCCTGCCCAGCTCCTCGTCCAGCTGGTACTTCGCCTCATCCGCCTGCGCCTTGATCCTGGCGGCGGACATGTTGGTGGAGCTGATGACCTCGTTCAGCTTGTCCTCCTTCCGCTTAAAGTCCAAGACCTGCTGGTACTTCTCCGTGGCCAACTTCCTGATGTCCTCGGACTGCGCCATGACCATAGACACCAACTGGGCCTTGCTCATCTTGTTCAATGCAGACTTCTTCATCCTCATCTCCTCTTTGCTGTTATACCCCTCCTTCCTCGATTCTTTCTTTCCTTGGCGTTGGCTGCCTTCAACTGCTCGCTGAGACGGGCGAGGGAGCTCTCGGCAATCTGGTGTCTATCCTGTAGCTCTGCGATGGCCCTCTCCAGGTTATCCACTACCTGCTTCGTCTGTTTCAGCAGAACACGGGTGCAAGCCGCCTCCGTAGAGAAGCAATCTCCGTAGCGATCTCCCTTGATGTCGCGGGGGCTGGTGATGAGCAGGCTTGCGTGCCTACTCTCTTGAACAAATCGGATATTGACCACCTTGCCGAAGCTAATCACCCACCCGGTTCCGCGAAGCGGATACTTGCGCTTCTTCGCTGCCTTCTTCATAGCCACCCTTTCTTCTTGGCGATCCACTCAGTAACGATAAGCGTGCCCTCACCGCCTACTTCGTACACTTCGCTGTCGTCCGTGATCTGACTCTTGGGGAGCCAGCACTTCCCAGGCTCGTCCTCGCCGTCAAACTCCTCACACGTCTTGCGCATGAGGAGCGACTTGCCGTTCTTGGACTCGGCGATGCACCGGACGTCCTCGATGTCGTAGCCTGGCGTCACTTTTTCCTCTGTTCGGTTTCCCACTTCTTGTAGTAGTCCGAGGTCTTGTACAGACCGATGGCAGAGACCGTGCGATTCGCAGCCTTGTCGCCGAGAATGAGCATGTAGTTGTTTTCGATGTCCCACCACCCGTCGAACTTGGAATGGCTGAACGAAGCTTCAATAGAGCCCGGCTTGAACAGGGACTCCTTGAGGTAGGTGAGCTCCTTCAGGTGCGTCGTTCCATCTTTCAGCCCAGGTACCAGGCTCTGGATGTCGTCTACGCACTCCGTTTTGGAGAGGATGTACAGCCTTCGTCCATCGTGAGCAATGACCTTTGGCTCCACAGGCGTGACGACATAGCGGTCTAACTCACGCGTTATCTCCCGCAGTGATTGTGGTAATGCCCCATACTCAAACTCAGCGGCGCCCATGTAGTCCAGGCTCCACATTTGGTCGAAGCCTGTGGGTTCGTTCTGATGACGCAGCTTCATACGCTGAATCAAGTAGGGTCGGATGTCCTCTTTCATTTCTCCTCCAAGCGCTCTCGAGCGCATTGCTCACAGCCCTCAACGACTGTGTTGAACGACGTGTGCCCATGCTTCGGGCAGTTGTCCATCCACCACCCATTCCTGGAGCCTGTGGGTGACGCCGGCGCCGCAGACGCCTCCTGCTTGCGCCGATACCCGTCCAACTTCACACCCGTCTGATACGCCACTACTTCCTCCTCTAGCAATCCCGGAACCGAGCTCGATCTGGAAACGCCTTCTTGAACACCTCCAGGCACTCTTGGCACAACGACATGCTGCCGCGCAGGCCGTCTGGGCCGGGCTTCAGCTCCGTGGCAATGACCACCGGCGCCTTCTCACAGCGAACCATGGAACGGGGGCCGAGAGTCATGAAGCTGCCCTCCCTACACTCGCCCTGACACCGCTTCAGGTCTGGAGGAATCAGCTTCTTGCTTCCCTTCTCCGCTATATCTCGTCCCTTCTTAGCAAGGAACGGGATGATGACCTTCCTAATGTGGCCTACGATAGCCACTTCAATAACCGACTCGTCGAAGCAGTTGTCCATCTCCTCGCCTAACACTTCAGCCGCCCGTCGCCAGGCGCGTGCGCGAAGCTCACTCTTCGTGAGTTCTACACAAACCGCCACATGCTTAGAGAGGTTGGTCGCGGAGATGCGTCGCCCGCAGTAAGGGCACTCAACCTTCGTCAGGTTTCCTTGTACCGTCATCTTCTTCCTTCGAGGACAGCCCTAGCCGTCTCACGCCTTGTGGGTTCATGAACATTACGCCTACTTCATCTTCTTCCCACATCTTCTTGTGAATGCCGTGGAGTACCACGAGGTTCGTACCCATGGTGCCAAGGACGTCGTGGTTTGGACCCTGAGCAACGAGGGCCTCGATGTCCCTCTTCAAACCATCGAGGCAGGTGTGTAGAACGTACACCTCTTTCACAGTGGGCTTTCGCAAATCTTCTCCTCTCCATCCCAATCTGGGTGCTTGCACTTCATATGTGCAGCCAGCTGCTTGAACGTGCGCTTGCAACAGGGACACACGCCGTTCTTCACGCGCTCAGACTGGTTTCTCAGCTTGCCCTTGGCGAGCTTCTCGGCGCGTCTAGCAGTCCTCGCACGCGCATCGGCGTTCTTTACCTCTTGCTGAGCCCACTCCTTCTCCTTGATGGCGCGGTCGCGCTCCTTGGTGAGCTTGTCCACGGCGCTCTCTCCAATGCTGAGCCTGTGCCCACGAGGGCAATGGAAAGCGGACCCGTGCTCTTTGCAGATCTTGTAGAAGCCACTAGGAACCGCGAACTGAATGCCGCATCCCTCTCGTGCCCAGCACGTCAACGACGTGAGCTCCTGCGTCAGGTAAACCGGCTCTCCCATGACTACTTCTCCCGGATGGTAACGTTGTGGATCTTCACGCCGACTATGCCAATACGGTCCTTATCCACAATGTGGCTATTACCAAGCAAAACTCCGCTAATCAGCTGCTTTGCTTCCTCTGTGGCGCGCTTCTCTACCTGCATCAAAGTAGTCTCGACGCTGCAGTTGACGCCCACGTTGACCACCATCTCGACGGATACCTTCACCTCAACGATTGGGTTATCCATCCTACTTCTCCTCGTCAGCCTTCTTCTTCTCACGCTCGAGAGCATGAAGCGGGTGCTCATCCTGCAGTAGCTCTTTAGGCACACCCAATCCCGCAGCAATGCGCTCTTGCATGTAATGTATTTCCTTGTCCATGGAGAACACCCCGTCGGGTCCTTCAGGGTACTTCACGTCTTCCTCCGGCATCACGTACACGGTGAAGTACCCACCTCTCACGTGGAACTCTGGGCGCCCTGAGTTGGGGTCTCCTGTGCGCGCTTGACGGATGAGACTTTCCGCCAGGTGCAGTGCCTCAGTAGGACTTAGTGTCACCACAGTCCACGGGATGCCCTCACGGTATGTGGCAATCTCCAGCTTCATGATTCTTCCTTGCTGAGCTGTGAGCCCTTGAAGAACACGGGCTGCGCAGAGTTGTAAGGAATGCCCTCCTTACGAAGGTACTCCCGGTACTCCTTGGACACGCGTCCCAAACGGTAGACGGTGCCACCCTTAGTGGTGACGAACCGCCCGTCTATCCGTTCGATGGCACTCGTCTTCACCTTGTGCCCATCCGGGAAACGGGGGTGCCCGTAGGCAGCCCCCGCCAGCACCGAGTAGTTGAGCTCTGGCGGCAGGTAGAAGGACTCCTCGCCTCGATACCGAAGGCGCACCAGCCAGTCCTGCAGGACTACTACCCTAGTAATCTCCACTGAGTCGTTCACCGGACGTGTCATCGTCGTCCTTCTCTGGTTGGCGACTATTCTCACTGACTAGGTACTCTCCAAGCGCCTGGTGGAACTTGCGAGCGCACTCCAGCGTCATGGCAAATGAAGCTATCTCCTCAACCTTGCCAGTGTAGGCTCCCAGTTGAACCAACCCCAGGCCATCCGAGTCTTGGCTGATCTGAAAGTAGTCCCCGGTGTTGTCGTCGTATACGCGCATGATGACCTCGATGCTGTAGCCCATGGCAGAACCTAGTACCCTTCCGTGGTGCCCACGTCATCGAAGATAACGGGAACCATCCCTCGTAGCTCCTTGAGCAACGGGCGCATCACCTCGTACATCTGAGGGTGAGCTCGCTTGGAGGTGCGCATCCTGAAGATGTGCCGCCACTCGCGGAAGTTGGCAGAGACCACAATCTCCGTCTTCAACGAGTTGGGCAGTACCGACCGCGCCTCCTGCGGCTTGGCGCCAGCAGCGATGAGATCCGCGTAGATGTGCTCCGCGAACTCCATGGCCTGCTTCCATAGGTGGAACTTGACCACGTTCTCCTCAGAGTCCGGCTGTTCCCAGAACGACGGGGTGATGACCGAGATCTCGTTCCCGAAAGACCCTTTGGTGTAGTTGCAGTACCTAGTTGACTCCTGGGTGAAGGCCGCGAGCCGGTGCCGAACAATCTCGTGGCTCACGCCACGGTCGAAGACGAACTGCACCGTGATAAGAGAGTGCTCGATCACGCTCTCATGCGGCGAATCCTCCTCCATGCTGCCCACCGAGAAGATAAGCGCATCGAGGAGGTCGTGGAAAGCTGCCTGCTGCGAGTAGTTGGGATTGTTGTACGTCTCCAGGTAGCCGAGTAGCGACTTGCTGAAGGAGTCCCTTAGCGTCTCCATGCGACCCATCTTGAGCAGGTTCCGCACGAACCTCGGCGCGCTGTCCTTCGTGATCTTGTCCTCTGACTTGTAGCAGCTACGCCCTATGCGTTCTAGCTTCTGCAAGCAGACATCAGGCTCAGGGGAGATGTTCAAGATCTCGTACGACGGAGTTACTAGCCGCATGGTTCAGTAGCCCCGGACCGCATCGACGACGATGTCCAAGATGTCCACCAGCATGTCCCTGGTGAGCTTGGTAACCCGACGAGCCAGGAGCTCTTTACTGGCCGCGCTCATCTCTGCCGGCGCCTTGGGGAGGTCAGCAAACGGCTCGACGAGGAACACCTTCTTCTTGGGCTGAGGAACACGGCGCTCCCCGCTAGCGGCACTCGTCGCCGGTAAGTCCGCAGACGGCTTGCGCGTGGCGAAGGGCATCGGGTCGCGCTCGAGCGGCAACTTCGCCGCCTTGAGCAGCTTAGGGTACTTCATGAAGGCGACAAGCGACCCCTCTGCCACGGGTGGGATCTTGACGTCATGCTCCCAGTGAGCCACCGCGCCACGTCCTACCCCCAGCATCTTTGCTACCTGTCGCTGGCTGTACCCGTTGTCCTTGCGCCACTTGATCAGATTACTCGCGGATATCATCTTCCTCTTCCCTTTCCATCTGCTCCACTTGTTCGAGCACCTTCGCGTCCTCTAGCCACTCCGGGTTGTTCTCACGAATCCACTTGGCCACGTTCACAACGATGGGCGGATTTACCGCTTCGCACGTCCACACGTCGTACGTCTTGATGATGCCGTCCACGAACGCCTTGGCCAGGTCCTTGGCACTGGCAGCACGCTCGGTGGCCTCCTCTGGGTCCCCATAGTTCTCGTCTAGGTACTCGTATATGTTCTCCAGAGCCTCCTCCACGCACGCCTCCCTATCAGCGTTCGTGATCTCATTGCGCACGTAGCGATGCACCTCGACTGTCGAGGGCAAGTCGTCGAGGCAGTCTAGGTACTCCTCTACGGCATCGTCGATGTCAGTGTTCGTAAGACGCTCAGCATCTGAGCACGAGTAGTACTCACCAACAGTGTCTTTTGTCTGCTCTTCCATCAGTACACCCTGCACCTTCCATGAAGTACGGCCTCATCCTCGTGAAGGCCGAAAAGCGTGTCCATCTCCAAGCGCAGCGTTCCGATCAGCGCATCGCACTTGGTGCAATGAGCGTCGGACTCATACGCTTGATTGTCTGAAGCGATGCGCTTGTTTACCCCGCGCACTAAGTACTCGGGGTGCCCACACTTGGGGCAAGGACCACCTGGCACGGCGGAGAGCGCTCCCCTCTCCGGTATCTTCAGGCGGGCCTTCGGCTTTTCATCTGTAACAAGAAACAGCTTGGGCCAGTCGGCCACCTACACCTATCCCTTCTCCGCTCTCTGCATCAAGTCCTTGATGACCAAGTTGTCGCCCGCCATGACCTCTTCACGCGTGGCCGGTTCTGACACAGTGTGCGGCTCACTGAATCCCTGCGTCGCCGCATAGAAGTTGAGGAGCTGGCTGCTCATGTCGTACTTCTTGGCTGGGACGATTATGTACCCGGACGCCTTGAGCTCTTCCTCGAGTCGGTCGTAATCACCGGTGAGGACCCCTGGGTACGAGAGGGCAATCGCCGCGTGCAGCAGTGGGATACCGCTGTGTGAGCTAGTGCCCAGCACGACGCAGTCCAGCTGATCGTGGCCATAGTCTCTGTTGGGCATTGACCACGGGAAGGGTCGGTCCGGAAACACGCTGGTGATGTACAAGCGCTCTTCTGGGTGGATGTTCTTCGGGTTCACCAGGAAGGTGTAGACCAACGTACTCTGCAGCACCGCATCCAGCCCAGGCCCCAACACGCCCTTCAACGGGTGCGTCACCTGCATCACCCCCAGCAGCTGATACTCAGAGGGGAGCACCGCCCGAACCACGTACGCCTTGTTCTTGTCGGCCTCCGCTGGGTTGATGTCCGGCATCAAACACCAGAACTCTCGCGTCCCCGTCAGGTTCCTGAATGCACCAGAGGGCGCAGCTGCGCCCTCCTCTCTACTCTCTTCCATGTTTACCCCTTGTTGCTGTTGTCCAGAAAGGAACAATCGAACGAACCGAGCTTCCCTGTCAGACGCCCCGAGGGGCTACCCGGCGCGGCGCTCGCCTGCTGACGCAGGCTCCTTCCGCATAGAATCCGGTTCGGCGCAGCGGCGCGCCTACAATGGGGACCCGTCCAGGACTCTTTCAGCTATGGCTTGGGCTGCGCACCCCTTCCCACGTTCGCTGTGGGTTTCGCCACGCCCGGCACGAGACTCGTTCGACTGCTCCTTTCTGGACAACAACGGCTACGTTGTACCCCGCCCATGCTTGGCAAGGCAACCTTTTATTGCGACCATCAGCTCTTCCGTGGCTGAGCCCTTGCGCTTCAGCAGCTCGGACATCAGCAGGCTCACGATCTTCTTATCGTCGCCCTTGAACTCCTTCACCAAGCGGCGCCATGTGGCCGACGACCCCGAGAGCTCCCACAGCAAGTACAGCCATACGGGCACCCAGCTTCCCCTCGGGTAGGCGCTCACGGGCACCATCCAGTCGTCCAAGTGCCGGCGCATCTCGTGCTCTGGACGCAGGTGGTAGTACCCGCGCTTGGGGAAGTAGTTTTCGGCTAAAGCATCCGTCTCTACAATGCGGCCTGCGCGGTGCAAGTCTGGCCGAAACACGTTGTACTTGGCCATGGCCACCGTTCTTATGCCACAAACCCGAAGGGGTTTGCAGTAGAAGCGCAGTGGCTAGTAGGCCACAGCGGTAACCCCGTGATGCGCTCGACAGCTGGTGTACGTTCCTAGGGCGACTGGTCCTTCAGGGTCCAGCAGCGGGTACAGCACCGGGTGCTTCAACACGTCGTCGAACAGCATCACCTCCCCGTCCACGACGAGCTCGTTGTGGATGAACCTCACGCCGTGGGCGTAGTCAGCGTACTCCACGCCGTGGGCGTTGACGTTGTTGCCCTGAATGGGCTTCCCCTTGGCGTTGAACCATCCGTAGAAGCTGAGCCACTCCCCGCGGGTATTGTTCATCCGCTTCGACACGCACACGTTCTTCAGGTGCCCCTCGTTCAGAGCGCCAGGTACGAAGCCGGAGGCATTGCGGACCTTATGCGTCTGCTTTCCCCACCGAGCCGTATCCGTCATCGTGCTGTCGTAGGGCGGCCCCCATGGTTGCGCCACCTGTCTGGTGGACGCCGCGTAGATGAAGTCGACCAGCTTGGGCGTGGGAAGGTGGGCGTTGAAGTGCTGAGCTAACCGCTCTGCTGTAAGCGCACCCATGGGGACGAACACCCAGTCGGCGTCCGTGCCCAGGCAGAAGAAGTCGGGTAGGCAACAAATCTCGAGCTCGTGGTCATTCACGGCGAGGTTGACCACCATCCATCGGCACAAGAAGTCGGGGATGCACCCCATCATCGCCCAGTGGAATATGGCCTCGGACCGCTCAGCCCCCAGCTTGGGCGGCATGTGCTTCAAGATCTCGGTGGCCGGGGTCCCTGGGTTCTTTGGTAGGTCTAGGTGGTGTTGCATCGGCTTGTGCTCCATGGCAGCCCCCAACAAGAAATACTACCACCAGGGCATAACAATGCTGACGCAAGGAGGAGGTTTCCGTTGAAAAGCATCCAGATGGCGGCGCGAACGCTGCTCTTTCTGCACTCAGTTGGCGCGACCACAGATGCGCTGCTGAAGGCGCCAAAGAACTCCACCGCCCTGTTCACCAAGAGCGAGTTCTTCGCCAAGGGCAGGAACGGCATAAAGAGCAATGATCACTCCTCGGCGCTCATTACCGCCATCAACAAGGAGGCCGCTCCAGCCCGTTGGCATCAAGACGTATTGAACCGCTTGCTGAAGTACGATGTGCTGATGGCGGTGAAGCCCGATGATGGCGAAGAAGAGCTCTACGAGACCCGTGTCGACGGTAAGTTCTGGGCTCTCGTGGAGAACATAGAGAAGGGCGGCATCCTACCCAGCAGCATCCTGTTCGATAGCGACGAGTCGCTAGAGAACTCGATGGCAGCTGCTGGCTTTATAGGACCCCCAGCTGCGTCAAGCAGCGAGCCGTCAGAGGCGCCCGAGGAAAAGGAGGAAGAGGGCGACAGCGTAGAGGAGATGAGAGAGATAGTTCAAGAGATAAAGGAGATGGAGGGCAGCGCGGTCCATAAGACCATGAGGGCGCCTGTCGGGTACGTGCGCGACATAGCCGCTATAGACAAGGCCATTCAGGAAAAGCTTCTGGAGTCTCGTAAGGAGGTAAAGGACGCGATCTCAGACCTCACCAACACGTTCCTTGCTCGAATGGACCTCGCCGACAAGAAAAGCAGACAACGGTTTGAGGAGTTCGACAGGAAGCTGAGCGATCGGATCGTAGAGACTGAGCGGCACATCAGCGCAGGTTTCGCCAACCAAGCCGGCAACGACAAGGTACTTATTCAGCACGGGCAGGTAGCGGCTGTTAGGCTGAACGAGCTACATACCACGATAAAAGCCCATGGAGAGGCAGATGAGAGGCGTAATGGTCTACTCAGCAGAAACGTGGGGGAGCTAGTTAAGTCGCTCAGAAAAGCAAACCAAGAAGCCACCCTGCGCGTACTGGCAGAACAGGCTGAAGCTCTCATCAGGCACATCACAGAGGTGACCACCGAGATGGCAGTGGACGCTATCGACGAGAGAAAAGATGGCGAAAAGTAGCCTAGAGGAGTTGATAAAGCTTCACAACGAGATGCGCGACGAGGCTTCGCCGAAGGAGCTGGCAGAACTGGAGTGGGAGATCAACTTTGCTCGCATGAAAGCTGGCGAGCGTGGGATGTTCAGGGATTGGGCTATTACCCGGCTGGGGATGCGGCCGGGTACAACGGCTGTGCGCGCCCGGCTGCTTACGTTTGGAAGTGCGATGGATGCCCTGTGGGCGCTGCTCGCAGAGGGAAAGGTAACGTACGACACCGCTAACGGAATCGCAGCGGTAGCTAACGCGTACGCGCGCAAGTACTCAATAGAGCTGAAAGAGGCGGTGGGCCACGTGCTGGGGAACATGACCAAGGCGAAGCACGGCTCTGGCTACTCCTTCCGCAATCCTCCGCCCCCGCCTGGGGCCGTTGAGGAAGAGCCCACTCCAGAGCCGCCACCGTCAACGTCGAGCAATCTCGGCACACTATCCAAGCTGACTAAGAAGCGTCTGGAGCGGGAGTGTCGGAACTTCGTAGAGGTGCAGATGGGTCCAGAGGCGCTCACGATCGACGCCGCACTCATCGCTGACGAGCTAGTCGGGATGATGGGGGTTGCGCTGGATGATGCTCGGGCGAAGATCGAGGCGCTGAAGACCAAGAAGCGCGCAGAGGAAAACGTCAAGGTAGGACGCCGAAAGTTCGCGGAGGCGTGCAAGGTCATGAGCCTCAACCTGAAGTGGAACCAGCCGTTTGACCTCACGGAGGTGAAGCACCGAAAGAACAAGCGGGTGCTGGAGCTGCACCCGGACCGTAATGAAGGAGACCATCAGTTCCAAAGGGAGCTGGAGAAGGTCCTGCAGGCATATGAAACGATCGAGACGCACCACAGGGAAGTACATGCCAAACAACGCGCAAGCTATCGTTCCCGTCGCCGATGAAGAGGCAACGCTGTCTCACAAGATCGCTCAACTTCTGGATGAGCGAGCAAGGCAGCATCCGTATCGGTTCATCTCATTCCCGGAAGCCACCAAGAAGGTGTTCAAGCTTCCTCGAATGCCGTCCGACGATTCGGCGGATGTGAGGGTCCTCAAGCGTCGCATGCAGCGCGCCAGGATCATCTTGGACGCGGAGTACGGCCGAGGCTACATCTATGCGCGCGGCCAAGGCATCCGGGCCAGCGTGGACGAGCAGGACCGAGCCAGGAACTGCATCCACAAGACGGCGTCCAGGGCACAGGCAGCGATCACCAGGCACGTGGCCGAGACGGGCAGCATCGACGCGTCCAAGATCCGAGAGCGCGCGCTTCGCGAGTACACAATCGGTCAGCAGCAAGTTGCCAAGCAACTGGGGAGTCAGGTGGAGTCCCTGAAACAGCTTCCTCCTCCAAAACGAGAAGAATCAGAAGTACCGGAACGCAAAGCTGGAAGGCGCCAGTAGGGACTACAACGTGGGCGCCCGCAGGGGCGCCTAGACTAGCCCTGCAATCCCAAGTGGAAAGCGGTATAACAACGTTGGAACTGTAGAGAAGTGCTACCAGGAGGATACGATGAAAGAACATGAGGACTGCTTTCTGTGCACGCTGGCCAAGAAGATTGGCAGGCGCAAGTGCGGCACCATCCGGGAGAAGATCACCAAGCAGATGCAGAAGGTGGTCAACTCGCATGCACGCAGCATCCGTCAAGCAGCACTGGACAGAGGGGTGTCCAAGGAGGACTACGTCGAGCTGATTCACCACACGGCGTTCAACGCGGTCGTGGAACTGTTGGTCGACACGGTGCTGTCCTTCGGCATCAACCCCATGGTGGCCATGGCCACGTTCATGCGGATCTACAACCACATGTCCAGCAACACCCCCTTCGTGATCATCCCAATCCCGATGGGTGGGGCCCCAGAGGAAGAGGGCGACAAGACGCGCGACGCGGCCAAGAAGGAACCACCACCCGTGAACAAGAGGTTGAACTAGATGAACATCGAGATGCTGAAGCGGAAGTTCCAGCTGGAGCTCAGCCGCTTCATGAAGAGCAATGGCCTAAACAGCATGTCCACCGCGTGGCTGCTGGACTGTCACAGGAAAACCGTTGAGAACTGGGAGTCAGGCCGTACGCTTCCATCTAGGAACAACGCCCTCATGTTAGCGTACTTTGCGGAGAACGTCCGCACGGTGCTCAACCTGCTGGCTGGGGTGGATGCGGCTGCGGTCCGGTTTGCCGAGCACAGGAGCCAGGGCGGGAAGAAGGCGGCGTGACCCCAGAGCGCATGCGAGTCATCCTGCAGCAGTACCTCAACACGCTCTGCGTAGAGTCCAAGCGCTTGAGCAACACAATGCTGGACACGGCGATGTGCTTGTTCGAGGAGGACCCGGACTACTACCTGGGCCACGTCGCATGGATGTGCGCGGAGACGAAGGACCTCGCGCAGGGCACGGAGGACGAGCGGAACAAGGCCAACCGCTGGCTCGGCTTCATTCAAGGGTGCCTGTGGTCCTCTGGCTTCTATTCGATCAATGCGATGCGGGATCACAACCGCACCCATCCAGAGCAAGACCCTCAGCACCTGGTGATACATCAGCACCTCAACCTGGAGGGCGTCACCGACCACGTGGAGATAGCGCTTCAGATCGACCCCGCCGAGGAGCCGGTGGAAGCGCCAGACCCAATAACAACGGTCGTGCATGTCCGCATGCCAGCATCAGCCGACTACGTAGAGCTCCGCCTAAGCACCGCCGTGAAAGAGTTGCTGAGCTCTCTCGACGAAGCCACGTCCAACACCCCGATCGAGCTGGAGCGCACGTTGGTGGTCTCCTACATGAACGTGACCAAGAAGGAACTGGACCTTCTGTTCGTCAACCCAGCGGTGGCGACTGACGAGAACAAGTACTTTGCCCTGTTCAGAGTCAACACGGATGAGGTGGACGACATCCTGGACGGATCTCCCATGGGGGAGAACGTCAAGGCCATAGCGCTCTACGCCCGTGAGATGGGGTGCTCCCACTTGAAGCTCGAGCAGCTGGGAGAAGTGCTTCCCGGCTTCCCAGTCTTCGATTGGTGACAGCGCCTGAGCGGTGGCTCAGGAGGAGGTGCCAGATGGCCTCCTTTTAGCCCTGCATCTTCAACAAGGGATTGGGTATAACAACATCGGCGCCGTAAAACGTGGCGCGGATAGGAGGTACCAGAATGAGCAACTTCAACCCCGATGAGTGGGACGGCTCCAAGCCCCTCCCTGTTCTTTACGCCCGCACGGCCACCGGAGCCACTAACGTCTGGCGCTGCTGGATTGAGGGGGCGTATGTCTGTGTGGAGTGGGGGCAGTTTGACGGTGCCCTTCAGCAAGGTCGCTTCGCCTGCGCTCCCAAGAACACCGGGAGGGCCAACGCAACGACGGCGCATGAGCAAGCCCGTCTCGAAGCTATATCCAAATGGAAGAAGCAGCTGAAGAAGAAGTACTCCATGACAGTGGAGGCCACAAAGGAGATGAACTTCGCCCCTATGCTGGCCAAGAGCTTCGAGGACCGGAAGGACAAGATCACGTACCCGGTCTACGTGCAGCCCAAGTTCGATGGTGTGCGGTGCATGGCTCACCGAGGAGAGGACGGGGAAGTTCACTTGATGAGCCGCGGCAAGGACCCGTACAACGTCGCGCACGTCAAAGCAGCGCTGGAGCCTCTACTAGACGATGACACAGTCTTGGATGGAGAGCTCTACATCCATGGGATGAAGCTGCAGAACATCGTCAGCCTGGTTAAGCGCCCGCAAGGGGCGAGCAAGGAGCTCCTGTACTGCGTCTACGACGTCATCAGCTTGCGCAACGAGCAAACGCAGAGCGAGCGCGTAAACAACCTGGACAAGTGGTTCGGTAACGCCAGCGCGATGCTCATGCCGAAGTTCATACAAAAGGTGCAGACCATGAATGCACCAAACGAAGCAGACGTTCGGTACTACCACGACGAGTACGTGAAGATGGGGTACGAGGGTGCCATCATCCGCCTCCCAGAGGGCATCTACCGCTTCGGCTATCGCTCAAGTGACTTGCTGAAGCTGAAGGCATTTCAGGATGACGAGTTCGAGGTCATTGGGGTGCAGCCGGGGAAGGGCAAGTTCGCCAACGCTCCCATCTTCACGTGCGTGACAAGGGACGGCAAGAAGTTCGACGTCGTTCCCAAGGGCACCGAGCAGGAGCGCTACGAGATGCTGTGCAGAGCGCTGAAGCTCAGCTACCACGGCAAGTTTCTCAACGTTCGCTTCTTCGCATACACGAATGATGGGGCTCCGCAGTTCCCCGTAGGAATGTACTTCAGGGAGGAAGGTACATGAGCGCGCACGAGTATCGAACTCGAGTTGGCGTTGCCCCACACGCCATAGGAACGGCGCAAGAGGTATATCCAGTGCTAATGCGGGGTGTGTCCGAGGAGCAATGGCCCGAGCGGTGGGAGCACGAAGACCTCCTCTCTGAGGAGACAGCCAAGCCAAAGAACAAGTACTTTGATGGGCTGGTGGCGCCATGAGGAAGCGCACAGAGCTGGTGATCATCACAACGAAAGAGGTGATCACGCAGGGCCTATACCACTGCAACAACGACTGCCCCAACATGTACAATGAGCGCGCGCTCATACCCGCCACGCGCCTATTCGACAAACCCAAGTACGGTGACTGGGTGACTACGTGTTCCGCATTCGGCGGTCTTCTAGCTTGGGACAACAAGTACAAGGGGAACGGGTACCGGCGGCATCCTGAGTGCATCAAGAAGGCGGTGCCTTCCGCATGACAGAGCCCGCCATCGGCAGCGAAGAGCTCTCCACCAACCGGAGGCTACTGCAGGGAAGAACAGTGGTGGTGAAGGGCGGGTACGTGCGCGTCTCCTACCCACGAAACCTCTGCTCCAAGAACCGCGCGTGGCTGCACCTATGTGGCCACCCGCCAGAGCAGGTAAGAAAGCCTCGCCGAGACCGACGGCGGGACAATCCTTGGACCAAAAGCCACTGGGGCGATTGGGCGTGGTCTGCGCCCATTGAGCACCCAGAGGAAAAGTTACCATGATGCTTCGCCTGGAGCTGAAGAATGGATTCAGCATCATCACCTTCGGAGACATTCATAACTACGGTGCAAACGTCATCGTGGTCGACCCCACAGGTAAAGAGCGTGGGCATTGGGACTCAAAGGAGTGGGCTGCGGACCCAGAGTGCGTAATGGGGGCAATCCTGGCCGCTGCAGCGGGTCTACCAATACCGTTCAACCAATACGCGTACGAAGAATGCCCCAAGTGCTTCGGAACAGGTGACAGCAACCCCCACGGCATCAAGTACGTCGACCATGGCAAGTGTGAGCTGTGCAACGGAACTGGGATCTCCACGAGGGAAGAGCCACATGACAGCTAGAAAGAAGTCGTACAACGCCAACCCGAGGAAGTGTGTGGGCACACCGAAGACCGTAGCGGTCGATTTCGACGGGGTGATCCACGCCTACACCAGTGCGTGGACCCGCACGGATGAGATCAGCGACGGTCCTACAGAAGGGGCGCTGGACGCCATCCGCGGGTACATGGACGCCGGATTCAACATCGTCATCTTCTCAGCCAGGGCCAATGACCCTGCTGGTAAAGCCGCCATCGAAGCATGGCTCATCAAGCACAAGTTCCCCGAGGGCATCCGCGTCACCAGCGATAAGCCGCAGGCTGTTCTGTACATCGACGACCGTGGGTTCCACTTCACTGGGAAGTGGCCAACAGCGGCGTTCATACGCGAGTTCATCCCCTGGAACCATCAGCCGATGGTGAAGCCGACAGTCGAGGGTACTTGCATCGTATGCCTGGAGGTGGACGAGCTGGATGAGAACGGCGTCTGCTGGGCGTGCGTCGAGTGCGACATCAACGAGACGGCCATCAGGCGCCATGAGCAGCAGCAAAGCCTGAAAGCGAACTCCGCCACCAGCGTCGACCTCGAGGATGAAGACCTAGATGACTGACGACACCGTAAAGGATGTGGCAGAAGCCCCTCCCACCGCCATGGTTCTTCATGCGGTGGCGCTCAAGGAACGCATAGAAGGTGCGCGCCACCTTCTCGGACTGGATACAGCCGGCTCAGTGCTGTGGAGGCACAAGAAGAGCCTAAGAGAGTACGTGGTCAGCGGTGTCGCACTAGAAGAGAGGACACTCACGGCAGTTGTCATCTACAACGCCGTCGACGATGGACTATGGCCGTGCCGATTCACACGGCCGATACTGGAGTTCCTTTCAAGATTCGAAAGGGTGAGATGACAGACGAGAACGATGCTGTTCCAGAGCCTGTCGCAGAGCAGGCTCAAGTAGTCGACGTGCTTGTGGAGCTCACAGAGCTTCTCAACACACTTCCCAGCAACAAGGAACGGATGCAGGTGCTGAGCTGCGCGTGCCTGATCAATCGGCATGCCCCGCGAGGCGGAGCACCTGATGCGACGCCTAAAGGAGTGGTGATGGCGAAGTGCGAAACCTGCGGCGGACTTGGGATCTTGTTCGTCAGCGACCCTAGAGTGGACCCCGGCATCATCCGGTGCACCAAGTGCAACCAGTTCAAGAGCACCGCCAAGGCTGTGGAGTACCTGAAGGAGGCTCTGGAGCAACGGAACGAGCTGGAGAAGATCATCCTGGAGCTCTGCGATGGGTGCCTACGCCGCGCATCAGAAATCAAGTACGTGTCAGGTTCAGATGACGCCGACTCCAAGTGGCTGGAGAAGGCCATCAACGACGTGTTCAACCGATACACGTTCGACCATACCTGGCAGCGAGTAGACCCCAAGTAGCCGATGCTCGCTATTTTGGTGTGCGGAGGACGGGACTTCAGCGACCGAGACCTTCTGTTCACCTGGATGGCTCGCCTGCGCCCCGACTGTGTGATGCACGGCGGGGCGCGTGGCGCCGACTCTCTCGCAAACGACATAGCCCTGAATGACCTGAAGACGTGCGTCCTTGTGTTTCCAGCCAAGTGGGATGAATACGGACGCGCCGCTGGTCCACTCAGGAATCAGGAGATGCTCGATTCTCTCCTGAAGCTACGAGGCACATGGGACATCAAAGTGCTGGCGATGCCTGGAGGTAGAGGCACGGCGGACATGATCGACCGTGCCCGTAAAGCCGGCGTTGACGTAATCGCGCTGAACTACCCACTCCCGGTACATAGGAAGTAAGCATGAAGTACATCGTCACTTTTTACGGGTGCCCGAAAGGCCGTCTGAACACCGCATGGAAGCAATGGTACAACGTCGTCGTTGAAGCCGACAGCGTGGAGGAGGCGATGCTCAAGCCGTACGACACGCACGACCACTTGCTCCCGTCCAGAACGGCTGTGGAGGAAGCTGTGCCCATAAGTGAGCTCAGCCCCAAGGAAGCTGCCAACGGTTACGCCTCTGGAATGATGGTGTCAGGCGACAGCACACTCTATGCCAAGAAGTCGTGGCTCGACCAGTACAGAGCGGATGCGAGTAAGGCATAACAGCAGCAGAGAGGAGCAAGATGACGCCTGAAAAGTTGAGTAGGGTTTTGAAGAGCTACCAGTACTTGGGATCTACCCTGGTTCAGAGGCTGCCGGGGGAGTGGTACAGCAAGTCGGATTTTTGGGCGGCAAGCGCCACCGCTATCCGCGTGCTGGTCATGCGGCACATCAACTGGATGTGCCAGGAAGCCCAATCCTTCCTGCAAAGCAATGTCTGCGGCTGCGGCCAGAACCACGGACCCGACCCCAGTAAGGTGGAGAAGGCCATGCGCTGGCTTGGCTTCATTCAGGGCGTACTGTGGTGCACCGGCTTCAAGAGCCTCGATGACTTGCGCAACGACAGCAAGCCCGACGAGTTCCCCTTCCGGACCATCATGGAGTCAGAGATGGAGACGCAGGCCAAAGCAGCGGCGGACAAGATACAAGTCTTGGTGGCAAGAGGCTTCATCGGCACCGATACCAACCGCTTCGACAGCTCGAAGGAGAACAAAAGCAACGGGCCGAACAGAAAGGAGTTCAAGTGACCAACACAGATTCCTTCCATAGGGTGGAGTACCTGAAAGAGCTGCTGAAAGCCCACGGGCTCGTACTCAAGTCAGCCTTCTCGATGTTCGTCATCGCAGCTGCCATAGACAAACACCCCGGGTACGCCGGCGACAACGTCATCGGAAGGTTCCTCACAGTAGAAGAGGCGATTGCCTTCATAGCTGGGTGGTCCAGGCACGTCGAGTGCGTGCGCCTCAGCGGGGACTACGTGAAGAAGAAGCACCATCCCGGGTCGAACCGGAAGAAGGTCAAGACGAAGCCATGACCGACAGGGGGCCAACGGGCGCGCAAGCACATGAGAACCTTCGACGGCAACTAGAGCACGCAGAGCGCTGGTCGGCTGAGTACGACCGAAGGATGCGGGAGATCTTCCCGAACGCCCTGCGCATAGACGACGAGTACCTCATCCTCAACGAAGAGGAGCTCAAGGAGTACCAACGGCTGATGCAGGAAGGAAAGCTATGAAAGCCAGGTGTGTTGAGCACGACGTCGAGCTAATCGGACCAAATGCGAACGGGGACTCCTACTGCCCATCCTGCGCGCTTGGCTGGTTTGAGAAAAGCGGCGGTAGGTCTCACCAAGCGCTGGCGAAAGCCATGGCTACTCTTCTCCAAGACCGACTAACTTCGAGGGCTGAGTGCTCCAAGCACGGGGAAGTAGATCTAACAAGACCAGACGACGCTGGGAACAGCTATTGCCCCGCTTGCATTATCGAGGGAGTCTCGGGAGAGGTACTCGCCAAGTACGCAGCGCGCGTCCCGTCTAGCAGCTCCCCAAACATCCAGAATGCGGCCGATGCGTTCAAGCGCGTCAGGGAGCTGGAGGAAGAGAACGCCAAGCTTCGTCGGGACAGGCTGCGGCTAAAAGAGGCGCTTGCAGTATGTACGTCCGGCTCTTCTTACGCCGACGTGCTGACCGGTGTGGACACTGCTGTGCCGGTGTGCTCCCAGTGTCGAGATACCGGAGCGTTGTTCTTCTCAGGCGCTGAGCGCATCTCACCAGATGGTGAAGGAACCGCCTCCTGCTGCGCGATAGAGCGTTGCGACAAGTGCCGAATCTACGACAGCGATGAAGCGGCGATGACCGACGTGTCCATCCGGTGGTACGGGTAATGTCGCAGGTAAGCGGCGGAACCATCGTCGGTTCCCACTTCCTGAAGTTCGAGCACGAGAGCGACAAGGGCTTCGTACGTGAGCACGAAGGGCGGTTCTTGGTGTGCAGGCCAACGCTGCTCTTCTCATGGCGTACAGAAGATCGCCTATTCGAGGTGGTGGCGGACTGCAGAGACAGGGGTTTGGCGGAGGTGGTGCTGAAGATATACGAGGTCACGCCTGATGAGCTGAAAGGGAAAAAGAATGGGTAGTCGGCAGCGCCTGTGCCCAGGATGCCGCTCTTTCAGGGACCCTCACAACCTTGGCCCAACGTGCACGCTGCTTGACGGTGCTCGTGAAGAAGCCAAGCGGCTGCTCGAGGAGGGGGCGAAGGAAGCCCGCGACTTCTGCGCCCTCTACAAGAAGCAGCTGGACGACATGAAGCATCTTCCCTTCTTCATAGAGCTATTCGCGAACTGGCTCTACCAGGGTGGAAGTGACAAGTAGCGGTACGGCCTAACGGCGGAGGTTGCTTAGGCAATCTCTTCCTAGCCCTGCATCTTCCAGAGTAGCCAGGGCATAACAAGCTTGAGGGATAAGTCACCCTCAAGGAGAAAACATGAACCACTTCGCAGGCAAAGTATCCCCGTGTGGCAAAAACAGGTGGCAGGTGCATGTAAATCCTGCCTTGGGCCTCCCCATGAAAAAGCTGACGGTGCTGCGGTCGGAAGCCGCCACGGCTAAGGCGGCGGAGAGCCAGCTGCAGCGGCGCATCACGAGGATGCTCAAGAGCAAGGAGAAGAAGGAGCGAGTGGCAACGGCCAAGGCACAGCAGCTCAACCTTCCGTTCGACAAGAAGCGCTCGCGGTATCGAGGGGTGAGCCTTCAGTTTGGACAAGTTGAGTACAAGCTTCGAGTGCCGCACGGCGATGGTGGATACAAAAGCCGGGCATCTGCACAAGAAGCCATTCGCAACTTCGTGCGGGCACGCGTCGATCCACTTAGTAAAGCCTCGATGCTGAAGAACATGGAGGCCATCATGAACAGCAACCCAGCCCTGCAGTCCAAGCACCCCAGGGGTACTGGGCTTGGGCGCAAGGAGCAGGTGCTGCAGAGCGCGTCGACGAAGACCAGCACGCCGCCGGCAAAGCAAGAGGCGAAGCCTCAGCCGGACGTTGTCACCCTGTACGAGATCTGCAACACGCTAACTGGCATGCTCGTAGAGCAAGTGAAGATGGCAACCAGCCTGTTCAGCATAGCTCGTGACCTCAAGAGAATGCCCTCCCTACGTGAACCGAAGGGATAACATGGCATTTCTTCCGCTGCCCTTCGTCAATCGAGTGAAGGAGGTGTTCTCCTTCCACCTCAACCAAGATCTCAACAAGTCGTTCGTCCTCATCGTTCCAACAGTCGGGGCTGGGATGAGCAAGCGCTACGACGTAATCCGAGTCTTCTACGCTGGCAACGCCAGGTGCATCGGTAGAGAGCTGCCGATTCGGATGGCGAGGGAAGTTGCCATTCGGGACCCCAGGCAAGACGGGAAGCCACTGAAGGAGAACGCATGAACGTCGAGGTAGACTTCGAGAACAAGACCACGAAGGTGATCGTTCCTACCCCGTGGGCAGGCTTTGAGTACCACGTCACAATCGGTGATGAGGGGATCATCGTGGACGCTGTGAAAGATGGGGAGGTGATGGACAGCGACACCTACGGGTATGGGGACCTATCCTCGTACCCGCCGGTGCCCCGTCCAAAGCGTTGTCAGTGTGGCGTGTGTCAGGAGTGCAACTGGGCTAGGAGACACGAGTAGATGGACGTCTATTGCGCGAACTGTGGAGAGCCGTGGGACCTGTCCCATCTACGGAACGACGAGGTGCATGAGACCGCCGCCGGCACGGAGATGATCTACGACAAGATCGACATGGAGAAGTGGGACGAGGAGATGTGCAAGTACGGAGGGCTGTCACGAGAGGCAGCTCTTCGGGCCTGCCCCAAACCCGAGCCTAAGTACAAGGGAGAGCCCTGGACGGGGCAACTCACCGACTTCTGGCGTAGGGAGTTCAAGGCGCTGGGATGGGAGTTCGGTGGGAACCTCGCCATCGTCCTCCGCTGCAACTGCTGCGAGGCCAATGGACCGCGGGAGGATGCGGAAGACCGAAGAGCCGACTACGAAACCATCGACTCCCTACTGGGAGATGACTTGGACGGGGCAGCTGTTGAGGTCAACGACCTGGAAAGGACACGTGCACATGTCATTTGAGACGTCGGAAGAGTACGTCGCGTACTTGCGGGTAAAGGTGGAGGGCATGGAGGCTCAGCTTCATCTACTCCGCGTCAAGAACACAGTGCTGGCTGTACTGTGTGCCCTCCTAGCCGCTATAAGCCTTGCGGATGCTTTGATGGAGCTGTACCGATGAGCGACTTTTCTGTATGGGACGCCGTCAACTGCACAGAGGAAGAAGCGGAGTATATATTCGAGGACGACGCCAAGTCTGCGGCGATTGCGTACGCTGAGCAGGACGTCGACGGTGGCATCGACGGGATCTACACGAATGAGAAGGGGCTTCCCCTGAACGACCTGAATAAGGAAGGGCAGCCCATCTTCGTACGCGACTCGAACGATGTACTAACCCGATGGCGCGTGGGAGTCGTCGAGTTCGAGCCGGTGTACGCCGCTTCCCAAGAGGAGCTGGAGCCAGACGACGGGCGTTGCCCGCACGGTGCGTTCTTCACAGGGGCGGGAGCCTGCCCTCAATGTGGAAGGGGTGCGGATTAAGGAGGCAGTATGCCAAGACAGATCAAGCATCACGACGGAAGAGAGATTCGTGGGCTGCGCGTGAAGTGCTACCCAACGCCCGAACAAGCGCTAGCGTTGCTCGACTTGCAGAGAAGACTTCGTCGGCTATGGAACTGGTTAGTTGCGAGGTCTTCAGACACTAGAGCGGCTCGCGAAGCCTGGGCCTCTCGCAATGGAGCAGGGACTCGACCTGCGAGACCTGAGAACGACGCTGGAGAGCAGGCATGGGCCACCTACAAGACGGTGATGAGCGAGTGGCGAGCACGTGTTCGATCTGTGCTGGAACTGCACAAAAAGGATCCCGGGCTCGCGTATCGAAACGTGCGTGACTACATCGCTCAGTTCGGCGTTGAGCACGACTACCAGCTCTACCCGCACTTGTTCGACGATGATCAGCCCCCGCTTGCACACCCACAGCAGGCGCTCTTCAAAGATTACGAGGCGGCCATGCGGGCAACCGCTCGGGGCCAGCGACCGCCCAGGAGGCGCAAGCGCGATGAGGACATGCCACTGCGGGTGGGGTCTGGCACACACTTTCGTCAGGTCGCAGATGGCGGTCGCAGAGTGATTGGGCATCATCCTAAAGGACCGCAGATGAGCGGGAGAATCAACTGTCAGGTGAGCCTACCTGGCATTGGTTGGATCAACGCCACCATTTCTTCAGAGCAGCCACTGGAGGCTCAAGAGTACTGGGTGGAGGGGGTGGCCCTACGACGTGAAGCCGACGGGTGGTACGCGGCAATACGCCAGCACGTCGTGCCGACTGTGGCGCCGAAGGGCGTTGGTGCATGCGGCATCGACGTCGGACTCGTCTATTTATTCGCGGCGGTAGGCAACGATGGACAGCAGATTGTGGCTACGAATCCACGTCTTGGTTCACGCCGTGGGCACCTGCGAACACCAGGCGGGTACGTCGAGCTCATTGCTGAACGACAAGCGGCAAAACTTCCAACGACGATCCTTCAATGTCGGTCGGCGCGCAACGTGCGGCAGGTGGTACGAGAGCAACTGTTTCCATTCACAGATCGCTACGAGTTCATTGCGGTCGAGAACCTACCGGCCAACATCGGGTTCCTCGAGACGCCCCACTTGTCGTTCATGCGCACTGTTCGAGCGATGTTGGTCCAGCGCTACGGGTGCGAGAGGGTCATCGACGTCGATCCAACGAACACCTCTCGCATATGTTCCAAGTGCGGGCATCTGTGCAATAGATCTTGGTCTGACCTGCCCGGACGGGTAGGTATATGTCCAGCTTGCGGCCACTCAGAGATGTCAGATCTGAACGCCGCTCGCAATGTGCTTCACAGACTATCGAAACCATTGTCCGCCGAATGACGACCCTTATCAAATGCACCAGACCCGGCTGTCTCCGGGACAGGTCATCGCCCGGCTGAGCGAGGCGCCCGGCGCGCTTATCAAATGCACCAGACCCGGCTGTCTCCGGGACTCTCGAGGCAGCCATCTGCCGGATCAAGCTCGAGGGCTTATCAAATGCACCAGACCCGGCTGTCTCCGGGACTCTCGAGGCAGCCATCTGCCGGATCAAGCTCGAGGGCTTATCAAATGCACCAGACCCGGCTGTCTCCGGGACGTTGACGGGAGCCCCCATGGAGGTATTGCACCATGGTGCTTATCAAATGCACCAGACCCGGCTGTCTCCGGGGCGCAGGTCGAGGCACGCGCTGCACTCCCGGTGAACGCGCTCCAAACGCACCGGGCCAGGCTTCATACAGGGCGCACAGCACACCGGCATACCCAGAAAACAGGTGCACCAATGATGAGAGCGACAACATCAGCCACGTACAAGCTCAGCTACAGCCCCAAAGGGGAAATCGGGGTGGAGAACTTTCCAGACCCAATCCCACCATCCACATCGTCTGAATGGCGCCTGGTGGGGTTTCAAGTAGTACAAACCACGACGCTAAGCGGACTATTTGTGTGGGCGTGGGAGAGCTCACACAAGGGAACGAAGAAGGAATAGTGATGGACGACGACAAGAAGGAAGTTGTGTCCGTGGAGGACAACAAGGTACTGGTAGACATCACAGAGGTGGTGAGGCAGCTGAAGGGCGGGCTGGAGCACTACATCACGAGCCAAGCGAGAGCAGCGCTCGTCAAGGCCATCGAGAAGATCGTGCTGGACATGGCCAAGAACGAGCTTCGTGACATCGTCGGAGTCACGCTGCGCGAGATCTTGGACGAGATGAAGTTCAAGTCGCCTGCAGAAGCGCCGCCCAGAACGGGCAAGGTGCTCCCCGTACCGTCCGGGGCCAGGGTAGAGCTCGCTGCTGCCGAGTTGGAGCGCAAGGAGCCCGTGTACGACCTCACGTTGAAGGAGTACCTGACGCTGTGGATGCGCGGTAACAGCTTCAGCTGGGGCGAGCGCCCTCGCATCTGGGAGATGGTCGAGCGCCACCTCCAGAGCGTCACGTCGAGCATCGTGAAGGATGAGCTCAAGATGCACACAGACCAGGTGCAGAGCTACCTGCAAGACAACATCGTCAAGGAAGTACTCGGGGCTTTCATGCGAAGGATGTCGAAAAATGGATGACAAGAAGCTGGCGAAGGAGCTCGTCAACAGGATGAATGAGCTCTTGAAGGACGATGCAGCACACGAGCTGCTTCAGCGAATGCTCAGCGTTCTCTTTGACGTCACGGATGAGGTGGCGCACCACCCAACCATCCAGGTATCGCAAGAGGATACCGTTGGGTTCTTGGGGATGCTCAATGGCGTAGTGGGCATCCGCCCTGATGGATACGGGCACATCACCGCCGTGTACGACGACAACTGCAAGCTGGCGAGTTTTTCTGTGACAGGGAGCCGTTGAACATGTGCCACGAAGAACCGAAGGTGGTCCCTTCCTCTGGGTTTCGCTGGGATGTGCTGCAGGACGAAGTCCGGGAGTGGTCGGTGCGCAACTTTGGGGACAACCCAGCGCACCGGCCCATCCTGGGGATCATCGAGGAGCTCGGAGAGCTGATCAAGGCCGAGCACCACGACAGAAACACCCTGGAGGCCATCGACGCGGTTGGGGACGTCATGATCTACATGGCCGACTTCTGCGGGAAGACCAACAGAAAACTGATGTACATCGCTGGCTACGCCCATGGCAGGGTGGAAGTTGCCAAGAGAGGATTGAACTCATCCATCCTCGACGCTGGTATTCCTTCCAGCAGTGTGTCGGTGCTGATGAGTAAACTGGCGCATCACTGGCTGAAGTCTGAGCAGGGCATTCGCAAAGGGGAGAATCACGAGCGTGGGATCACCAACACACTGCTCGAGATAGTTGAGCTGCTCGCCTATTACTACCCAGTCGAGTCAGCGACGGGTGAGACATGGAAGCAAGTAAGCCAACGAGACTGGAAGAAGAACGCGGAGACAGGGCAAGTCGATGTCGGAGCTGGAGAAGGCCAAGAGCCTGATACGGCTGGCACTTAGCGAATCGTACAACGAGCATGAGGCACGGGCTGCCGCCATGGCGGCGGTCCGTCTCATAGACCAGTACAACTTGCTTGAGTCAGCGCCAGCAGCGGTGCATCAGGACCTAACAAGTGA